GAGATCAGGAAACTCGGTCGGATAGTACATCGATTTGAACTCGAACGAGAGTTCGACAAGCCGCTCTCCGACTGGCGTCTCGTTGCGCTGGCCAACCGTGCCCCATCGCTCCATGACGCGACCTCGGGGGACGCCTTGAAACGCTGGCGCACCTTCGGGCATCGCGGTCGAATGCAAATTGGTTATGTCGTTGTCGCGCAAGATTTGATTCAGCAGATAGGTCGAGCACCGATCCAGCATTTGCAGACAAGCGACGGGGTCGTTGTTCTTGACGACTATCTGGAAACCGATGTTAACCGTGTTGGTGAACCTGATTGGTCCCTGCTTGTAGTCGCCATCCGGACCGAGCATCTCGTCCCGCTGATAAATGCCAAGAAACGGAATGTGGATTCCGCTCTCGATCGGCAGCGCGCGGTTGATCCGCCTTATCGTCCAGCCGCGAAACAGCGTCATCGCTATGATCTTGTTGTAGATCAAATTCAGGACCAGCCACGGGTAGCTCTGGACCTCGGTGATGCCGCCGCCTTCGGTCCACGGGACGTCCTGAGCAATGCCAGTTATTCTTATGAGGCAGGAGTCTGGGGCTTCGGTTGCGTCGAGGGTTGCGGTCATGGGGCGTGCCTAATCACGCCTGAGATGATGGGAACGGAGTCGCCCTGCGCGATATCCACGTTGCTGATGAGGATATCGGCGTTAGCGAGATCCACCGTGAGACCGATGACGACCTCCGCCCCCGCGCCGTTCATGATGGTGGCGCTTGCGGCCTTGCCAGCAGCCGCAGCAGAGCCGGACACCGGCGTGCCGAGCATCGTGATGGTTCCCTCACCGTCCTCTGAGAAGGAAGGCTTCGCAAGCGTGATGGCCACCAACACCGTGCCCATGCCGGCGGTCCCGATCTCGACGAAGCCGGGATTCGCGTCGGCGTCGATCTCATCGATGACCGCCTGCATGCGCGTCGACTTCAAGGATGGGACATACGATACAGCCATAGCGCTTCATTCGCTCATGATGACCAAGATGACACTGAGGATCAGCGCAGTGAGGATAATGCCGAGCCCGCCGACAAACATGTAGATCGAGAGCGTCGGCATCGTGGCCAACGATTCCTGCCGTACCGAAATTGCAACCAAGATAAACCCGGCCAACATGGCGACTACCAGCAAAATTCGAAACGCCATCGCATCGGCTTTTTTTGACAGATTGTCGCAGCGCCGCATCGGCACATCTGCGATTGTGCTCATCAGATAGAGTTCGATCAGATCAGCGGTCATCGGAGTCAAGCGCTGGCATCTGATAAAGATGTGCGCATTCCATCGATGCTTGTTTGTTTGTTATATGCGAAAAGCCGGAAAACCCGAAAGTGCGTTTGCTATACTACATGTGCGAGCCGGAAAGCGTCCGGCTTCGTAGGCTGTTTGAAAAGTGAGGACTACAAAATGGAACGTGCAGTAGCAGTAAAGAAGCTTGCCAAAATTCTTGGCAAGACGCTCGGGTATCGTGTCGATGTCAAAGCCCCGGACGCCGAACAACGAGCGGCGGCACAAGCGCAGTTAGCAGAAGCCCAAGCGTTGCGCGACAAAGCAAAGCAACAGCGAGATGAGCGCTACAAGGCAATTCTTGCTGCCGATCAAGAATACCAAGACCTTGTTGCCTTGCACAAAGGGGCTCAGAAAGTCGCGGAGCAGCTCTCCTACAAAGCTCACCATCACTACAAGTTCACCGTCGGAACATCAAACGGGATGTTCTTCCACGTGAGAGCGCAGGGAGATTCCTGGGAGGAAGTCATCGACAAGCTTACCACGGAGCGAGCGGCGGCGGACTGAGAGGGCAAACAAACAATCCGCCGCCGCCATCTGCGACCAGAGTCGATCCTGTGTCGCGAGATAACTGGCCGTCCCCATTCAACCGGGGACGGCCTTTTTCGTTAAGGTCACGGCGCGACCCCCAACAAGCGTATGACGAGCGTGATCTCGCCGCCGCCATTGTCCTTGCTATCGACGATCTCGAACGGGCCGCGCGGCGGAATGTTGTTCTCTTGCGGGATATCGACGATATCGCCTTGCACCGGCAATGCGTACCCGCTGCCGACGAATTCCGATTCGAGAATATCAAGCTCGGTTTTCTGATCGGAAATGATCGACACGCCGTCCAATCCTTGGATCAGTCTTTCGTCGGTGTCGTAAATGCCGCGCATCTGATAGCTCGGGGCGCCCGGCGCAGAGACGATCGGCGTGACCGTGATCGTACGCGCCCACATGTCAAAATTCGGCGCATAGTCTAATGCCGCGAAATCTACCGCCATGTGATCTTTTCCTGCGCCTTGGCGACCATCCGCTCTCGGAGCCGATCGATCAGTTGCGGCCGCACGACGGGTCGGTGCATGACCGTCGGCCGCGGGGCTCGCGGCGATCGCGACGATTGCGCCGTCGCCAGCACGTGAGAGTGAGTATGAATCGATGTTTCCACGGTCTGCGGATCAATCTGATCGACCTTGGGAAAGCGACGATGCACGTCATCGACCTGCCACGCCATCAACTCGGTCGCCATGTCCTCGCTGCCAAATTGTTTGATGCCATCCAGCATCTTCGCAAGTCTGGCTTCGAGCCGTGACGTATCCAATTCGATCTTGAGCATCAAACGTATGTCTGCATGTATCTTGACAGGATGCGCGCCACGGCGATTTGCGCCGCGGTGTTGCCGCCTGCGCTTATAGTCTTCAGCAGGAGTGCGTTCGGATCGAAGAATTGCACGCGCGCGCTCTTGTGCGAGAGGCTGCGAATGCCTTCCATACTCTGGAGTATCACTTGCCGCCGCGCCTCATTCACCAGCAACGCCGCCGCATGTTTCAACGGCAACGGGGCGTCATCGGGCAACACGTAGCCCCCGGTGTAGGTCACGATTGCCGGTTCATCCCATCCGGCATAATTCGAAAGCTTGCCGGAATTCGGCTCAAGGCTCCATAGCGTTGGATCAAGGACTTCGCCGTTCACGGTCACCGTCTGGATATCGGCTTCGTCAACCGGCCAATGAGTCAGGAATAGTCGTGTTCCCGACTCGCTCGTGTACATCTCGCGCCAGCTCTCCTCGACGGTTTCGCGCGCGAAAACGCGATGACACATCTTGAAGATCATCTCCGATTGGATGCTGATCTGCAACGTCAAATAGTCATCATGCGACGTGTCCGTCGGCAAAATTCCGCACAGGAGTTTGCACTCGGCGAGCGTGATCAGATCGGTTGATGTCGCCGGGGTGAGGACGATGACGTCTACGTCAGCCATTTTTCAGCTCGCGGTAGTAGCCAGCTTTACTGCCCACATGGCCGCGTCCTCATAATGCGTTTGAGCAAGCGCGGCCAAGCGCGGATCCTTGGCCTTGATCTTCTCACACAGATCAATCAGTTCCGCAGATTTCTGTTTGATCTGATTGACCATGGAATCGTCGGACGGATTGAATTTTACCCTGACGCGATCCTCGCCTAGTGACATGGTTTGTGCCTCCTTTAAGTCCAAAAAACAGAGGTGGACAACGGCGGATTTATTGCGAAAGGATAAACGGCTTAGGCAAGGCACGGCTTGGCTCGGCGCGGCGCGGTGCGGCAGGGCTCGGCGCGGCCCGACTAGGCAAGGCAGGCAGGGCTAGGCGTGGCAAGGCGCGGCAGGGCCCGGCGAGGCTAGGCTTGGTCAGGCGCGGCCCGGCGTGGCGAGGCAGGCATTTGAGGGTCGGCGCGAATAAACGCACCGGCCCTCTTTTGTTCAGGGCACGACTCCTGTCGCTGCCGAAGTTGCTGGTGTCGAGCCCTTGCCAGACGTCGCCGTCACCCGGCAACTGATCGAATTCGTCTTATCGGCCGTGATGATCGTGTAGGTGCTCGATGTTGCGCCAGCGATCGAAGCGCCAGCACGCAGCCATTGGAAGGCATAGCTCATGCCGCTGTAGTTCCACGTGCCGGTCGAGCATTGGAGCACGGAGCCCACGGTCACCGTCCCGGTGATGACCGGCAGCGTCAGATTCGCGGGCAACCCCTGCATCCACGGCGGGGTATTGGGGTCGGCCGGCGAGCCATCCGCGACCTTGTTAACCACCGTGTTCCCGGTGGCGGCTGCGTCGTTTTCCGCTTGCGTCCCTGTCGGGTTCACTGCCATGGCACGGGTTTCCCTTTTAATCGTATTTTGGAAATCAATATTATCTAATACATCGGCACTTTCAGAGAGTTAGCCGTCACTTGGCTTCGGCCATGAACTGCTCGAACAGCCCCCGCAAGGCCAACGGCGCCCCTTCGCTCCCGTCGCTCAGGATCGGGGTCGCAGTGTAGGTTTTGCGATCGAGCTTCCACTCTCGAAGCACGGGGGCAGACAATCCGGGCTGGCCGTTCTTTCCGGCCGGTCCTGCCGCTCCGGGCGCGCCAGCCTCGCCCCTGTCCCCGCGCGGCCCGGCTTTCCCCGGCTGCGCGATCTGCTGCCAGTCGGGGCCTGGGCAGATGCCCGGTTTGTCCTTGCGGGCGACGAACGCGCCGCCGTTGCGGGCCACGATATCCAGCGCATCGTAAATCCCCGATTCGATATAGGTCCCTTTGATGGTCAGGCCCCGCGCCGGCGGAGCTGCGGCCGCGAGGCAAATCCAATCGGCGTGCGGCGGGGCATGCTTGGTGTCGCGCGCTGCCTGATAGGTCGAGCCTGCATACGTCACCACGTCTGCGCTGTAATGCACCGCGTCAGGCGCATATTGTTTCACGTGTGACAATTTTCCGATTGGTCCCTCCGGTCCTCGCGGGCCGGTGATTGACTCGCCCTTTTCCCCGCGCGCGCCGACGACGGACTCGCCTTTCTCCCCGCGCTCGCCTCTTGCGCCAACGAGACCGGGAGGGCCGATGACGCTCTCGCCGCGCTCACCACGCTCGCCACGTGGCCCGACAACCGTCTCGCCCCTCTCCCCGCGCTCTCCGCGCTCGCCGACTAGTCCGGGCTGTCCCATTGGGCCGGCCGGGCCGAAATCTCCGCACGGGCCAGGAGGGCCGACGATGCCGCGTTCGCCGCGCTCCCCGCGTTCGCCGGCAAGCCCCGGCGGTCCGGTAATGCTCTCGCCGGGCTCGCCGCGCTCACCGCGAGGGCCGATCGTGCTGTCCCCCTTTTCGCCCCTCTCGCCCGTGAGCCCTTGCAAGCCCCGTGGGCCGGCCGGGCCGGTAATGCTCTCGCCTTTCGGGCCGGGCGGCCCGGTTATGCTCTCGCCGCTCTCGCCGCGCTCGCCAGCGAGCCCCGGCGCTCCGGTCTCGCCGCGCATTCCCTGCACGCCGCGAAGTCCCTGCAAACCGCGTTCCCCAGGTAGTCCGCGCTCGCCTTGCGGCCCGATTGGACCGGGAGGGCCGGCTATCGATTCCCCATCTTCCCCGGCTGGCCCGATCAGGCCTTGCTCGCCTTGCTCGCCTCGATCGCCTTTCTCGCCGGGCTCGCCCTTCTCCCCGGCGATCCCTTGCTCTCCTCTAAGGCCGACCGCTCCGGGAGCCCCGTCGACTCCGTGTTTCCCATCCTTGCCGTCGCGGCCGGCCGGCCCTTCGGCGCCGTCGCGCACCAGCGCGAGCCGCTCAATCACCATCGTGGTCAATTCGCCAAGCTTGGCGTTAATTGCCGCGTCGCATCTGGCTCGCTGTTCTATGTTCTCGGCGCGCAGCTCGGCAATTATGCGAGCGGCTTGCGCCTCGATCAGCGCGCGCTCGCGTTGCCACTGCTCCGTCTGCCGGGCGCGCTCTCGATGCCAGCGCTCTTGCTCTTGCGCCAGCGTTTCGGCGAGCGCCTCGCGCCAGACATCAAGCAACAAATCGCCGTCTGGCTCGGGCGGCGGAATCAATGAGTCGTGTTGCTTCCCGTTTGGCTGTTGCATGATAATCTTTCGCGGGCTGTTCTTTCGCGGGCTGTTCTTTCGCGGGTTGCGGCGTGGCTGGTGCTGACGGCGGTGTTCCTGGTGTTGGAGCGGGAGGAACCTTCCCCGCAAATTCGAGCGGGACGACCTGCGCTTGCACCCTCGGGCTGTCCCCGTAAGGCACTGCGTCATATCCTTCGATCGCTCTCGCCTCATTAGGTGCGTAAATTCCGCCTTGAACTCCCTTCACGAGTGCATCGATACGATCTTTCAGAGCGGATCGCAGTAATGCATCGGTATCAAACTCGATGTAATCCTCGGGTTGCCCATTCAAACCAAATAAGAGTCCGAACGCTTCCTCGACGTGATTGAGAGCAAATCCAAGACCGAGAGCAATCCAACTCGCCATCAACAATTCGGCCGACGCATATGGCGTTCCGCCGATGCCGAGAATCTGCAACGGAATGCGAAAGGCGAGCGCGATGCGTTGATCGGATATCTTGGCAATTTCAGCGATCTGAGTGTCTTTGCCGCCGGACGTTGCCCATGGCTGGAGTTTTACCTTTTGAGTTAAGATTGGCGTCTTGCCTTGATTTATTCCACGAGTTTGTTCATCCCATCGATCGCGCAAGAATTGAATTTGATCCTTGTCGAGTGTCTCATCCGTCAACAGCACGGCGCTGGGCCGCGCCTCATTGTGATAGAACGAAATCTGCTGCTGCAAGATCGCATCGGTGGCGATGATGTCGCTCATCGCGGCCATCAACGGCGATTCCCCGATCAGCGGCCGCGGCACGCGGTAGTCGGTGCGCAATCTGACATGCAGCACGTCGCGTTGCGGCACGATGATCTGCTGATTGCCGAGCTGCTGGGCGATAACGTCGTTGCCGCCCAACCTGTAGAAAATATCTCCCGTCACCGCGAGTTGCGGTCTGCTGTAGCGCGCATTCATCAGATGCAGTTCGGAAACCTCAAACCGATCGTTGCGCAATGCCAGGGCGTAGGCGTTGCCCTCGCGATACAATGAGTCCGTGAGATTAAGCAGAAAATCGCTGATTGTCTGATAGGCGTTCGGCTTGCGCAGAATGCGCGAGACCGCAGAATTCGTGATGCGCGTCTTGCCGCCTTTGGTGTTAGATCGCCAATGGTCCCCTGGACAGATCGCTATTGTTTGTGAGTAGGCGCTAATGCAGGCTTCAACAACAGCCGAGCGCTCGCCGCCCCACAGGGAGTGGCCGCACTGCCACCAGTTCATATTGGCCCCAGCTTCGGCCGATAACCAGCCTCCGCTGACGGGCAGATAATAGGGGCCTGGACGAAACGCGCCTTCAGCGGCGCGCAAGATCGGCGCGAGAACGCGTGCCGCAAGGCCCTTGGGATTCATCGGCTCGCGTTGCTCTTATTTGGAAAAGATGAGGATCTCCGATTTCCGCAAACCGAAGATCCCCAAGGTCAGGGAGTAATTACTCGCCGCTGCTGCGCGGTGGCGGCGTCGGCCGGTGCTGCGGTTGGGCCGCGCGGGTCTGATAGCCCGACTGGGCCGGCCTCGCTTCCGACTGCTTGCTCTTGGTTTTCTCTTTCCGGGCCTCGTCGCGCTTTTGCTGCGCTACCATGGGCGACTCTTCTTCCGGGCTTCCGTCCGGCTCTTTGTCCATGACATGCTCGCCCATCGCCGCGGAGTCGTTTTCGTCCTGCGTCGGCGTCGGCTTGGAGTCCGCTTGCGGCGCCGCCGCTTTCTCTTCTTTCTCTTCTGCCATTTGTTAGGTACCTTTCTCTGTTTGACGTGATCTAATTTACCACGTCACTGCTGCGATATTTGCAACGACAGGCCTTCTGACGTACCAGTTGAGCCGCATGATCAACCTCAACGCGAGGCTATCTGTTTGCCAGAGCGATTGCACCGGCGCAGCAACAACCGGAGGCGTTCCCGGTGTGCCGATCTGCAACGGCGTGGTGTCTTCAAAATGCAATGTCGCTTGGTCGCTCAGCTCGAAGCGTGGGGCCTCTGCACCCACTGCCACGAAGTCCGCAGCGTCCAACAACGTGACACTTCCGGGCGGCACGGTACCGGAATCGATCACCGGATAACCGTTGAGTCCTCCCGCTGCCATTTGCTCCGCGAACACGAAGTCGCCCGTGTTTGGAGCGACCGTGAGCTTCAGAGAATTGACCTGAACCGGGTTCATCAACCAGACCGGATTGCGAACATTGCCGCGCGTCGGCGTGAGCAATGCGGTCGTGAGCAGTTTGATGTCGCCGATGATCGCGAGGAAGCCGCCGCCGGCCGTCGCGGTGAGCGGGGTCACGCCGTTGAGCAATCCGGGTGGCCGAACGGTGGTCGCCGGATTGGCATCGAGCAACACGCTGTCCAAGGAGATCGCCGTGTCGTTCTGGATCGCGTCACGCAGCAGCGCCTCGATCGCGGGCGTGCTGAAGTCCTCCATCTCTTTGGTGTAGCTTGAAATCACGGCCAACTTTTTCGGGGTCAGCGTGACGGAGGTGAAGTGCCCCTGCCTTACCGGGATCGGTTGGCCTTCTCCAACAAACGATCCGGCGATGGTCGGCACGGCCGCTCTGGTCGGGATGACGATGCGTCCATTCCGGCCGAAGTCGAGCGACATGCCCATACCCGCGAGCCGCGGATATACCGACTTGGGGTAGAGCAGATCCATGTACGGCCCTTGGATCTGGGTGACCAATTCCTGCGCCCATCCGGGTACGTTGGTCATCGCCGGTGCGCTGGCCGCGCGGATCATCCACTCGACCGTCCGCATCGTAGGCTCGTGCTCACCGTAGCTGCGGCGGCATTCGTCTTCTGGAGTACGCTGGAAGACCTTCGCCCGCAGCATCACGACGCCGGCCCGCACCATCAGATCAAGAGGCTTGGGCTCGGGGCTCCCCGGCGCGGCAAACACGGTCGCCCGTGCTGGCGTCGGGTCCGCTTGACCGTTACCGCCAGCCGCCGCCGGCCGTGGGGGCTCTGCGGTGCGAACCGCAACCTGACGTGAGCCGCCGCCGCCACCGCCGCCGTTGACTGTGCCGGCAATCTGCCGCTCGGCTTCCTGATAGGAAACAAGCTGCTTGTTGACCTGACCCAACTGCATCGTCAGATCGTTGGTAGTTTCGAGATCCTTGTCGCTGATATTGCTATCGTCCAAGGAGTTGAGATGCTCGTCGAGAGCATCCCTCAGAGCGGTAACGCGGGATTGCGTTTCCGCGATTCTTTGACCGAGCGTAGACATGGCGCCCGTCCTTTCTTTCTGTTGCGTACGACGATGAACGGCATGCTCGCCGGTGAAACCGCGACGCCGCGATCGGCCGTCCTTAGTGCCATGCTCGGCAAAGACGACATCTAGCGTTGCGGGAGAGACGTTTAGCGACTTGGCCACGGCCAGCGCGTTGGGATTGGCTGGAACTGATACAAGCGAACACTCGACCAGTTCCTGTCTGAGATAGCGCTGCGGAGCAAAGAACGAAGCATCTGCCGCATTGAGCGGCTCAGATTTGCTCGGTCGAAAACCGACGCTGACTGCTTTCAGAATTCCGGCATCGACCAGCTTGCGAATTTCATCGATGCGCGCGGAAATGCCTTCGGCGGCAAGTTCAAGTTCGCCGCGCAATGCTTTGTTTTCAACACGGACGTCGTGCCATCTTCCGATCGGAAAATTCGAATTGTGGTTGAACAAAGCGACGGGGTTTTTCTTGAACGCGTCGGTATCCCAGCCCTCGGTGCTGATAATGTCGCCAAGGCGATCCGGGGTTTCATCTGACAGGATGAATGCGCGGCCCTCGACCGGAGCGGCATGGGTCTTGTGCACGATCTTTTTCGCGCTCGCACTGCGATCTTCCCACATCACCTGACAGGCCTCTTGCGCATCATCGTCACTCATTTCCGGATCGTCATCGGAAAGCTGATCCATACAGCGATCGAGAAAGTCCTCGTGCGATTCGTCGTCGTCCGGCGGATCGATCTGTTTCGCTTGCAGGCCCTTATCCTTTGAGCGCCATGCGTCCAGGCAAATTGCAACGTTTTGTTCGTTGTCGCGGTCGGGATTTTTCGACGCCTCATGCATGCAAACCTTCATGAAGTCCGCTTGCGACTGTCCCTTGTGCGGTTTTGGAATCGGCATCGCTTTGGTCTCCTTCTTGCGCTTGCCCTTTCCGCGCTCACCGGTCGCCGGCGCCGCTTGTGCAGCGGATTGGCCGACCGATTCCGCGGCGATCGTTTCGAGCTTCGGCCGTACGCTCTGATATTCCCGTTCGAGCTTGCGCGCGGTGGCCCTGTTCCATTCGTCGCCGCCGACGTTGATGACTACGGGATCGAGCTTTGGTTCGTCCGCGCTCGCGCCTCCTCCGCTGCCGCCCGTGCCGAATTGGCCACCTTCTGGCGAGCCCGCCGGCACACGCGGATGCTTGGACTCATCGAACTCGCGCAGCGCCGCCAGCGCACGGGCGCGGACGTCGGCCCATTGCTTCGCCCCCGCGGGCTTCTTCGCTATGCCGTGTTCTTTGGTCCACTTCTCGGCTTCTTCGAGCAGCTTCGTGATGCTGATGTTGACGCGCGCGATCTTGATGAGTTTGTCGTCGTGCAGATTGTTGTCCTGCGCATCGATGCCCAACGCGCCGGCCCAGGTATGATGGCCGTCGAGAATATAATCGTCCTTCGAGATCACCAGCCGCTTGTAGAAGCCGTCCTTTTCGATGCGCGCCATCTGGGTCGCGACCTTGGCGCCGTCGATCTCGCTCTGCGTCGCGCGCAGGTTGGCCGCATACTCGTTATCCTTTTCAACCTTGTAGCCTTCCTCCTTCAAATATTTGATGAACTTTTTGGTTTGCTTGGCCGGGATCACCGGCATCTCGACACGCGGGATGCCGAGCTGTTCCGCGCAGAAGAGGTTGGTGCCCTCGATGCTGACGTTGCAGAGATTGAACACGGGCGCTGCTTCGCCCTGCTCTGCCATCTCTGCGGCGGTCTCGCCCAGCCGCTTGATCAACGTCGAGATTTGCTTCGGTTGTTTTAGTTCAACTTTCCGATTTTCGAACAGCGCGCGTTGCGCGTCGTAGACGTTCGACGTGTGAATGACGCCGTGCTTATCGACATACGCATGTTTGGAGTATCCCTCGCCGGGATGCTCGCCCTTATCATCGTCGCTGCCGCCGCCATCGGTCCACCGCCCATGCTCGTCGCGCGGCTCGTCCTCGACGTCGTGGCCGCCGCCGCCTGCCTTTTCCACGGGCTTCGTCCCGCCGGGCAGCCCGATCTTGCCTTTGTCATCGCTGACTTCGACGACGCCATTCTTGGCTTCACGCAGCGCGTCGTAATCGACGCCATAGAAGTTCTCGCCCCTGCTTATTTCGGTGTGTGCATCTCCGAGCATGTCGCCATCTTCCAGGCGCGCGTCGAGATGCACGATGCTGCCGACCAATTGAAAGTACCAGTTCATGCGCGACGGTTCAGCATCTGCGCGGCTCATCTCCAGAGCCCGCCGCTCTTCTGACCAAGACCCTCGGTCCATGGCCTGCTTGACCAGCCTCGACGCGTTCGGAAAAAACTCGCGGATGTCCTGCCTTGCAGCTCCAGCGCCGACGTCCACATTCCGAGCAAACAATTCAGCAAATGCCTCGCTGCGACCAGCTTTGCCTTTTTGCAGATAATAACCCAACGAAAATTTTTCGTCTTTCGCCATCTGCTTCACGTCGTCCGCATAGGCGTCGATGTAAGCTGTGGAAAAGTTCGACGGATAGCCGAGAGCGTGATCGAAAGCGTGCCCGCTCTCGTGTAAGAGGACGCCGCGAATGCGCCCACTCGGCACAAACTTCTTGCTGCCAACGGGCCGATAAAATTCCGTGATGTGCACTGCCTTCTGAGCCCGATCATAAAGCCCTTCGGCAGTATCCCAGGTCATTCCTCTAGGCCATCCGCGCGGGTGAACGCCCTTCAACTCAGGTTTCAACTGAGTAATCCGCGCACCGGCTCTAACTTTAATTCCTGCATCGGCCATGGTCTTGGCCGCCCGCGGGGGAATATCTCTGACGGCCCTAGCAAAGTCAGCCTGGAAACTCCCGCCAGTTCCCTCACTCAACTCCACCGGCACCGGCAGATGTTCTAGGTCAGGTGGTTTTTCGGCGGAAGTCTCCTCGACGCCTTTGACCATACGGACGAGGCTTGTGTCGATCTTCATCGGCACTTCACGAAAACCCGCAGCCTTCATCGCCTCGATCGTATCGGTCTGGTCTTTGTACTCGACCTTCTCGATGCGCTCTGCCTTGTTTCCTTCCTCCTCATGCAAAACGGCGTGTTCGAGCGCTTTTGTCAGTGCTGCCTTTTCGAGTCCGCCGATTGCTTCGATGATTGAGACCAACGTCTTGGGATTGTGTTGCGTGAATACTGCGGCGAGAAGTTTGTTGTTGCCGTCGTGAACTTCGACCAGCGAGGCATGACCAGCCGCTTTATCCTTTTCGGACGCGTTGATAAAAAAGCCCAACGCGATTTCCGTCCGATTGATTTTATCCCATTCGTCAGTTCCGACCTTGCCTTGCTTTTCAAGCGCGTCGAGTTGCGTCTCTAATCCTTTGCGCCAATCCTCTACCCGCGAACGATCAACGCCGGTGCCGACGAGCCGCATGTCCTCGTCGGATATTTTGTCGCCATCGCCTCCGCCGGACGTCCATTTGCCTGATGGATCGCGCGGCTCGTCGCTTACGTCGTGGCCACCACCACCAGCCTTTTCGAGCGCCGCCAGCGCCCGCGCGCGGACCGCCGCCCACTGCGCTTGCCGCGCCTCGCCGCCAAGCGCGATCGCCTCCATTGCGGGCTTCCAGGGTTTCGGGCTAGAACTGCGTTAGGCAAGGCATGGCGCTGCCCGGTATGGCGCGGCGTGACATGGCAGGGCTCGGCGAGGCAGGGCCGGCCCATCAAAGGGGCACCGTTCGCACGGTGCCCCTTTTTATTTTCTTTACCACTTCGTGCCGCTGATGACCGCAACCGCCGTTGGCGAGCGCAGCGCCCAAGTCACCGGCAAAATCTCTTTGATCGCGATGTTTGCAGCTTGAAACAGCGATTGCGCGGGCGCCGCAACAACCGGAGGCGTGCCCGGCGTGCCGATCTGCGCCGGAGTCGCGCCTTCGAGATGGAGCGTCGCTTGCGATGAAACCTCGAAGCTCGGCACGCCGAAAATGCTGACGAGTGCATTGATTGCAATCGCGATGATGGTGCCAGGAGGAATCACCGAGCTTGTGAAAACCGCAGATCCGAATTCGCCATAGGTGCCAAAGCTTCCATAGGTTCTCAGTTGAAGAGCCAATGCCTGACCCATGTTGGTGACAAAGACGATGTTGCTGCCACCGGCGACCGGCGCGATGGCACTCCCGAGCGCGATGATATCCGCGGTCATCGCCTCTGTTAGATCAGCGTTTGTAGATGCCGTGATCGGCGTGATGCCGGCAAGCAGCCCGGGCGGACGGGTCGCGTCGCCCGCAAAATTGGAAAACAATGCGGTGTCGAGCGAAACCGCGGCGATCTCGCTCAACAAGCGTTGCATGATGACTTCGACCGAAGCTTGCGAGAACAGCTCGGAAGAGACCACGACAATCGGTGCGATCTTGTGCGGATTAAGTTGCGGTCCCGTGGTCGCGCCCATCACAACCGGCTTTGGTTGACCTTCGGCAACGAACGCGCTCACGCCTGTATTTGGTGGCGTAACGTTTGGAATCATTATCTCGCCCGCGCCGCCCCAGGCGAGACTGAGCCCGGCCGAAAAGACTTTAGCCGCGGCGGACACGGGCACGAGCGCCGGCAATACAGCGGTCGCGACTTCGTACAGCCCCGTGCCACCTAGCGACAACGGCGCGGTCGCCGCGCGCGTGAGGAGTGCCGCCGTGACATCGAACGGCCAGATCCTTTGCGCGTGCTCGGTCGCGCCCATGGAGCGGTCGATTCGCGTGAGCCCCGTGGCGATGGCGGCGCGGGCGATCGAGAGCGCTGGATTCGGCCGCGCAAATACCGGGGTTTCCACTGGAACTTTGGCGATTTGCTGGTTCATGGCTGGTATTCTCGGCTCTAACCCATTGATTTCAATGGGTTTCCCATATGGCTATATTCGTGGTTTGCACTTGTACACTAGGCCTGTCAGGCCTATATTAGGTGGTGAGGGAGGCGAGTTCCTCCCGGTTCAAGGCAGACAAAGCCGACTTCGGAAGCCGATGCGGTCCAAACGCACGGCGCGGGTCCCCGAAAGATAAAGACCCCAGCAATTCCGTCGCGCCGCTCCTGCGGGAGTTCGATTTGAGGCAAGCGCCCCAGCGCTTGGGATTCAAATCACGTGAATACAGGTTTGCCGACGCGACAACGCGCCGGCTCTCCCGTGTTCATCAGAACACGAAACTCCACCCGGTGAGATCGGGCGCGACTTTGGCGCGAGGGGCTTAGCCTAAGCCTTTATCGACGTCGCGACGATCTTTGGCACACCGGGCGGAGAGGCAAAGTGAATACCGAAAATAGTTGGCGCTCGCGCGCCGGATTTTCCGTGTTCATTCCGAACACCAAACGGAGTCACCAAAATGTACGTTGTGCATTCAAGATCACCGCGCCGCTTCAAGACGCTCGAAGAGGCGACCGCGTTTGCGTCTCGTTATTTCGAGCGAACCGGAAACATCGTCGCGATCACCTTGTCGCCGAAGAAGTAAACGGTCACCCGCGCTTGCAACGGGGTTTCCTCTAAGCGGAGTCGATTGTTGCGGGGTGCGCTCCCAGGTTGGAGCGCATCTCGCCGCAGCAATGCAGCCGAGCGCGTCGGGCCAGATACGATTCGCGTGTCGCCGGTCACACAAAACCGGCCTTTCCCTCCGCGCTTGCAACGCGGTTTATCAGACAAATGGAGTCAAAAAATGCACCTCTCATATCAACGCGACTACGGCACATTCAATCTCGAATGCTGGGGCAACGGTTTAGCCTATGCTCTGCGCCACAAACCGACAGGCCTGTACGTCTACGTGCAGGGCGATGATGCTCTGCGCTTTGACGAAGATCGCGCCGCTATCGAGAATTCGCAGCCTAACCTGACCGATGATCAGATCATGGCATGGATGTGGGATCAATGCGACTACGGTAGCGCCGCAGTGCCACAAAATTCGTGAATACCGACTTGCCGGCGCACGCGCCGGCCTTTCCGTGTTCATACCGAACGCGCCGCGCTTGCAACGCGGTTTCTGAAAATGGAGTCAACAATGACAAATCTTGAACACGCTTTGACCGTGGTCAAAGCCGCGGGCTATCGCGTTTCCAAGCCGCGTGCATCCAAGCCGACCGCGACCCTTGGCTTGAGTGCGATTGGCAAGCCCTACAGCGCGAACTTCGATCCTAACTACAGGATGAAATATCGCACGCCGTCGATCAGCAATCGAAAGGGCAACGTTAGCTCAATTCCGGGCATCTCGCCCGAACGGTGGGTTGAGATGTGCGCGCAAGCGCGCAAGGAAGCGATCGCAGCCGGTCGCATAACCCTCTAAAGTGATCACCGATCTGCCGCCCTTCGGGGCGGCCTTTCCGTGTTCATACCGAACGCGCCGCGCTTGCAACGCGGTATCTAAAAAAATGGAGTCACCAATGGCTTACTTTTACGAGAACGGTTGGCGCCGCTTGCGAACTGGCGACGCGGTGCGCGAAGTCGAGGGGCGGCACATCGGCCGCGTCGAGGCCGTCATCAATAGTGCGACCGTCAAAATCAAATGGGACGATACGGGCTGGATCAGTTTCGTGTCGCTCGCCGACGTCGTCAAAGCGGAGTCACGATAATGTACGTTGTAATGGCATACCGCAGCAGCCTGTCCGCGCTTGGATCCGCTGCCGCGCCTTGCAAAAACGATGGCAAGGTCATGCTTTTCGAAACGCTCGAAGAAGCCGAAGCACAAGCAAAACTCTGGAACGACAAGACCAAATCGGCGAACGTCCACTATCGCGCCGAAGAGTTCTAAGGTCCGTTTCGCACTGCCCCGCCTAGCGCGCGGGGCTTTGCGATGCGATCCTTGCATCCCCGCGCTTGCAACGCGGGATCTCTGACAATGGAGTCACCAATGACACGCGAATTCGAACATTATCCCGGTTGCCGCTTGCGCGATCCGGACAATTGTTCCGGTTGCGCTCTGACAGATACGCGGCAAGAGAGCCCGAACTACGCTGCGTGGCCGCTTGCCTATATGGAAAACAGGCGCACCATTCCAGCAAAGTGGCGCGAGGCTTTCAAGCGCGAACTGCGAAGCTCGAACAAGCCTTATGCAGACAACGTGCGTCAAACAATGGAACGTCTAGGCGTTCGTTTTTCCGACGGCTTGCCGTTGGATAAGTGATCACCGATTTGCCGCCCCATCGGGGCGGCCTTTCCGTGTTCATCGAACACGCCGCGCTTGCAACGCGGTTTATCTAAAAATGGAGTCAACAATGACGACTACCGCACTTGTCCCATCGACCGAGATTCCGGTCGCGATGGACGAAGCGGCCGAACTGCTCGAAGCTTACCTCGACGCGGGCGACAACGTCTTTCTGTGGGGCGCTCCGGGCATCGGCAAAACCGACCTTGGTCGGCAATTGGCGGCAAAGAAAACCCGCCCGATGATCGAATTCCACGCCGCCCTGCGCGACACGGTCGATCTCCGCGGCATTCCGGTCGCCGATCTGAAGGCCGGCACCACGAAGTGGTTGCCCCCTGACGAACTGCCGCGAGCCGATCGCGACGGGCCGGAAGGTTACCTGTTCTGCGACGAATATAACCAAGCCTCACCGCAGATGCAGGCCGTTCTCGGCGGCTTGATCTTGTACGGCACCGTCGGCGACTACCGCTTGCCTCCGGGCTGGCGCGTGATCGCGGCCGGTAACCGCATGGCCGACCGCGCCAGCGCGCAACGCATGCCGACTCAGGCGCGCAACAGGTTCGCACACATTCATTGCGTGCCGACCGTTGATGCCTGGGTCAAATGGGCCGATGCCAACGACATCGCGCCGGAAGTCGTCGCGTTCGTTCGTTTCCGGCGCGAAGAAGTTCTGCACCGGATGCCGCGAGGCGACGAGAACGCGTTCCCGACGCCCCGCTCGCTTGCGAAATGCTCCAAACACGTCGCAGTCGCCAATGTGGCGCGGCGGCAGAAGCTTTTCGCGGGACTCATCGGCGCCGACGTCGCCGGCGAGTTGAATGGGTTCATTCAGCTTTATCAGTCGATCGGCTCGCTCGATGCCATCATCAAAAATCCGATGAAGGCGCCGATACCGACCGACCGCTCGCAACTCTATGCGACCTGCACCGGGCTCGCCCGGATGGCAACGCGCGCAAACTTCGCGAATATCTGCAAGTACGCGGACCGCCTCACCGGCGACTACCCGCTGTTGCTTGTGCACGATGCCGTCACGCGTGACGCCTCGCTGAAGAACACGGCCGCCTATGGTGACTGGACCGTCAACCATCAGGCCTACATCCTTCAGTCGGCCGCCTAACCGGACCGTAGCGCATCGCCCCATGCCGCAAGGCGTGGGGCTTTGCAGTGCGATCCCTCGCACTCGCCCGCGCTTGCAGTGGGCGTTCTGAAAATGGAGTCACATACCATGACGAACAACAAAGTTGCTTCCCCGCTTCGCCGCAAGGCGGTGCTGGTCGAGGTGAAAACCTCCGCTTGGACGGCGCGAAAGCTTGATCGCAAGATCACCAAAGAGGTGAACGATCAGCACGGCGCTTCACAAGACGCGGGCCGCTACAACAAGCTGCTGATCGAGGCGAAGCACCTCGAAGAGGTCACCCGCGCCGCCGGCAGCGCGCGCGAGCTGCTCCACACCTATACCAAGCCGTGGAGCGATGGCGTCGGCATTTTGCCGAATGCGTTGCACGAAGAGTTCGCCAGCAAGTTCCGCAAGATCGCCCGCGAATTTGAAACCGTGGTCGAGGAGTTTTGCCGCGAGTATCCGAGCTATGTCGCCGAGCGCAAAGCCAAGCTCAACGGCATGTTCAATGCGGCCGACTATCCCGATCCTGCGCAGATCCGCGACAAGTTCAAGCTGAGCTTGCGGACGCTGCCGTTGCCTGATGCGGAAGATTTCCGCGCCGACGTGCTCGACGAGAACACGATCGCGGACATCAAGCGCGAAGTCGAAGAATCGATGGCCACGGTGAAGCGCGATGCGTTCCAGCACTCGATCGATCAGATCAAGGACGTGGTCGGCCATCTCGCGACGAAACTGAAAACCTACGGCGAGTCGGCCGACGGCAGGTCGAAGAAGAGCTACTTCCGGGACAGCACGGTGGAGCATGTCGCCGAACTGGCGAAGCTGCTGCCGGCCTTCAACTTCGACGAAAATCCGGAATTCGACAAGGTTGTCGCTCGGATCAAACGCGAGCTGACGGTCGAAGACGCGAAGACGCTCCGCGAGGAGCCGACCGTTCGCGAGTCCATCGCCAAGTCTGCGGACGACATTCTGAAAGATGTCGAGGCATTGCTCGGCTAAGACGGCACTAAGGGCGGCGCCTAAGCGCGCCGCCTCGTAGTGCGGTTCACTGCACTCCGTGCGCTTGCAACGCGCGGTCAATTCGAAATGGAGTCACAAACATGACGACTACAATCAACCGTGACGAACTCACGGTGAAAGCGATCGAGCGCATCGCGAAAGCGCGCGCCGAGATCGTTCTAACCAACACCTTCTACGGTGTTGCGCTTGGACAGGTCGAGCCGTT